CATTGGTAATCATAACCGCGTTGCGTTCGGGTAGGCCTACCCCTACCCAGTACCCTCTTGCACTCTGCACATCGAGAGGCTCGCACTATCACACCACATCCTGCGCACGGTCTAGGTAATGTCATCAGCTCTCACTAGGTATGCAATGGCAAATGCCAATGTTGTTGGATTGTCTTTGAAGTAACCCAAACCAAGATTGCAATTGCTACACAATAGACCGCGCACTGTTCCTGTGTTGTGGTTATGGTCAACACTGAACTCTCGCTTATAGTCTGCACGTTCAACGCGACATACTGCACAACAACCATCTTGCTTCATAAGTAAATAAATATAATCATCACGCGATATGTTGCTCATTGCTCTGTGATGTGTACGGCACGCAATGCAATCAGCGCGTTTGCGGTTGGTAGTGCGCCGGTCTGAATGAAACTCATCGAGTGGTTTCTCGGTCTTACATTTGCTGCAAATCTGTGTGTTACTCGTCATCCTCAATCATCTTTTCAAACTCTTCAGATGATATGAAGTAACGATTGTAAGCCTCAAGAGTTGAGTTGGTTGCGCGAGTCAATAGTGTTTCAATCGCATCAAATGACATCTGTTGATCTGTCATAATGTCTGTTGTTACCTCACCGATGCTGACTGCAATGCTGAGCATTTTGCCAACTCCAATCGTGAGTCCAAGAGATCATCAATGAATTTGTCAACGATATGTTTCTTTGAGTCAATAGTGTTGGCACGCGTACTTACTGCAAACGCTAAGGCTTCATCTATTTCTTTGATTGTTTCGGTATCCATATCCTTATCCATAAATAAATAAAGCCCAACCAAATGGTGGGCGGTGTTTGGGGATAGCAATACCTGTTACACGGAAGTGTATCAAAGAGGTGTGAACTTTGTGTCAAGTTTTAGCGTGATGAGATGATTGCTGCCAAGTCATAGAGTTGCCCCTTGTTGGCAATCTTGTTGGCCTTGACGATCTTATAGACCTGCCTTTGAGTAAGCCCTAGCCATAGCGCGATGGCCTCAACATCGAGAAAGAATCGGCGGGTGGGATTACTCATTGCCAATGTAACCAATCGCAAGACTGACCACGATTGTTTGCATCCATAACAACTGACCTCATTGCTCAAGCCATTGTCTGCCACTGCCACCACATCAATCACCACAAACTTTCGGCAATCATCTGTTGGGCAGGGGATTCTGCGCGGTTGCTCAATGAATCTCTTGGCGGCTGACATTCCCTTGCCGTGCAACTCTTTGACCTCATTGAAGAAATCATTTGCCCACTCTTGATCAAGACTCCACAGGATGTGTGCCAATTGAAAGTCACAGGCAGTTTGTAGCTCTTGGTCAATAGTTGGCTCTTTGCGCAGAAACGCCGGCGGTGTCAACTGCCGTGCGCTGCGAATCATTGATTCCCAACTGTGAAGGATTGCCAGGGTTTCGATGGCCATTGCATAATCAAGGGCGTTGACATTGACCCCAATGCTGCGCTCGGCGCTGACTGCGCCTGAAGCTGATCTGCCTGGCTCAATGAAATCCTCAGCCTCACGGCGCAATTCGGGTATCTCCCTTAGCCATTGGCAAATGTTGAGGTAACACTTTTTGCAGGTAGGGCTTTCGTTGACAAAGCCTTGGCATACGTTGCAGTTCAAAATGGCACATCCTCACTTGTTGGGTTGATCTTGATGGTGTTGAAGTATTGCGGTGGCACCTCGCCAAACCTGAAGGCTGACGGGTCACAGAGATGATCAGCCAAAACAATTGGGTTGACCGCTAACAGGTAGCCACCTCGCCTTGGGGTGGTTTCAAATGAGGTGGCCGTTCGATGTATCTGATGGGTGCGCCTGCCCGTCACCTTGGCCACAATTTCTTGAGGCAGGGTGAGTGGGCTGACATCAAGGCGGGTGAGAAATCCTGCCCAACATAGACCGACCCACACGATGTTGCCACACTTGCGACAATCTGAGAGGTAGAAATTGTTGTTGATCATTTGGGCGTACCTGTACCGAGTGTGATGGTGTACCTATTTCCGCATATATACATATGCGGAACAGTACGCACACCGATCACGCTCAAAACTGCCCCTGTACCTTTTTTGAAAAGGTACACAAAAGGTACAGTACGGTACACCTCAGTTCGCCTTCAATTCTGTAATTTGGGCATCTAAAAGGTTGAAATGGCTCTTGCCTTCATCGGAAATGTAGAGAATAAATGACCGATCATTGCCCTTGTTCTCAATCCAACCGCCTGCCATCAAGTCGCTGATTCGATCACCAATGGCATCTTTTGACCCCGTAATGCCATCCTGCACCATACGCCGTGAAGCGCCAGGATGATTGTGAATGAACTCAGCCACCTCAAGTTGTTTCTTGTATTCCTTGTTGCTCTCCATCTCATCTTCAAGCATTGGCACTGTGATGGCATATTGCATTTGCGCCTTGGTTGAATCAATGATGAAAATTGCAGCCTCTTGGGTGCGGTCAGACTTGCGCCACATCCCCGCAATCTTGCGCACAAACCCTGGGCGGTCTTTGGTCACACGCATTGTGAGAGTGCCAACCCTGCCCGGTGCTAACGCCTCAAGAGGTTCAACAAGATATGCAGCACCGTCAATGGTGGCCAACTTCGCCTGCCCGCCGATGGCAAACCGCCCCCGTGTTTCGGCGTTCTTTGTGATGTGATCAATAAGCACAACGGCAGCGCCTGAGGCTGAGGCAACCGTTCGTGGAAACAATCGCATCCATCGTGTGATGGCATCATTATCTTTGGACTCGCCACCCCACATCGTCAGGGATTCAGTCACGCCGTCAATGACCACAAGGGTTGCAGATTCAGGTTGCAAGATCGCCTGCCAATATGGGTCATCGGCATCGCGTGCGCCGTCAGGTCTGATGTAGGTGAAATAGTGCAACAGGTTAGCTCGGCTCACACCCAAGGCTTTGAGTCTGTTCACGATGTCAATTGCATCGCTTTCAAAATCAATATAGATGACTTTTTTATCATTCTTAAGGCACTCAGCCGTTGCAATTTGTGCAATCCAAGATTTGCCTGATTCTGATTCGCCATAAATGGAATGAACACGCCCTGTGTAGATAAGGCCGTTGCCATCTGATCGCTTAAGGATTGTCGCAATCGGTGCTTGAAATAAGCCATCAAAGTAATCGGCAAGGGGTACAGGCTTCCAACTTGACTCATCCTCGCTTAAAATGGCCTCTGAAGGCTTATCAATGGCACTCAGGGGTGCATTTGATACTTCAAGAACTCCCAATTCTCTGCTCTGTCCGTATCCTTGAGCCTTGAGATCGGCTGCCGCGTTCTTAAAGTTACCGTGATGATGCAAGTGTGCGTACGTTGCAAACTTTGAATATGATGTTTCACTGTCAAAGATTGTGCTTGTGCTGAAAACGTATAATTTATCGTTTCCGTTAAAGTTTGTTGTTGCACTTATCCCCTCATTCTTGCCTGGCCTACGCCACACAGTTGCCTCGCCTTTGTTGTACACCTTTGACCATCCAAGGGGTAGCAATATCTCATCCCACGTTGTTTTTGCTGCATAATCATCGCCGGCGCTTGTGACACCATCAACCTTGTGGCTGACCTCTTGGGCAATACTCTCGGCCTTTGGCATTTGATCAAATAGGGCAAAGAGTGAGTGCAGTGCGGTGTGTTCTTGTTTGGTCAGCGTAGGAATCTGCTCAATCGAGCCACGCAAGAGTTGCCAAGCCCCACCTGATGGGTGAGTTGACCCACCTGATGGTGCGCAGATAGAAAAGCCACCTTCACCGCGAGTTTCGGCCAAGACTTCAACGCCACCATTCTCACCCGGTCTGCGAGCTAACTTCAGGTTGCCTGCAACGGGTGAGTCAAGGCGGTAAAGCCAATGAAGCCCACCTGATGGGGTCATCTCCACATATCCTGAGTTGATTTTCTCCCATAGATCGGACAAGCCTGAAGATTCGGCAATCTCAGCAATCTGCAGGTGCATTTTGTCGGCAACTGCTCGCCCTTCAAGTTCAAGCATCTCAAGATTGCCTGAAATCTTGCCTGTGATCACACCTAAGCCCTCAACACCATTTTTGAACCACATCAAGAGTTCATCAGTGACGGGCGTTTCACGTTGAAATCTCTCCCAAGCAAATGCAGGTCGCTTGGAACCATCTTTGGCGGTGGGAACTGCCACGATGCCTTGCGTTGCAAAGCGTAGGGCGATTGGTAACAAATTACTCATTGCCCACCATTCTTGAAATAATCCACTCAACCACCGGCACTGCTACTGCATTGCCCATTTGCTTGTACCTGTTCGAATCGGCTTGGCCATCTGTCCAATTGTCAGGGAACCCCTGCAGGCGCTCACACTCAATTGGTGTTAGACGGCGCACCACTGAAGAATCAATAATGGCTCCTGTGTGATCGGGGCCACCAGAACCTTTTCTCAGGGTTTGATTCATTTCTGAAAGCGAATGATTATAAATATCAACGGCAAGTGGTGAATTATTGTTTGTCATTCCCGCCCTCAATGTTCCCATTCCCTCAGAATAATCAGCAAAGCCTGATGGTGAAAAAGCAACTGCCATTCCTGCGCCCCCTGTTCTAAGTGTTGGTGAATTTGTTTCACTTGGTTGTATATCTAAACCTTGAGTGTGGCTAAAAATCATTGGCACATTCCCCCCGCCCGTTCCATATCGTGAAATTACTGTTGGCATTATGCCATCCTCATAAACTCGCACATCGTTGACACGGGTGCCATCAATAATTAAAACACTTGGCATTGAAGTAATACCGCCCCCCGCTTTGATCGTTTGAAAAGCATTTTCTGAAATTTCAGCATTGTAAATATCAACGCCAACTACTAGAACAGTTGCAAATGCCTCACCATTATTATCCATTGCGTTCAATGTTGGTACTACCCCCCCCCGCTTCCAAGACTC